GTTTATGGCCAGCGTGACAGACGGCGCTGCGGGGGCGTAGGCCGTCGCCGTGTGCGCGTGCAGGTAGCCGCTGGTGCTGTCGGTCGCCCACATGACGTTCAGGACGTCGCCTGCGCTTACGCTGAAGATAGCCGTGCGGCTGACGACGATGGTCGCGCCGTTATTGTGCAGGCTGGCCACGATGGTGCTGCCGGTCACGTCCACGGTGTTGATGCGCGGCCAGAAGCGAAAATTGACCGTGCTGCCCGACGTGCTGGATATCTGCGCGGTGAAGGTAACGGAATACAGGCCGCCTTCTACGAAGGTGATGTCGGTCAGGGGCGATCCGGTCAGGGTGATGCCCTGCGCGGCGATGTTGTCGAGCGCGACCTTGTAGGCCGTGTCTGGGGATGCCGCCGTGATGTTGGTGTCTTGGCTGAAGCTTGCGTAGCCGTCTGCCAGCACAATCTGCCGGAACACGCCGGCCTTCGAGACGACAGGATAGCCGTTGACTCGGTCCCACATGATGACGCCGTCTTCCGTGGCCGAAGACGACGACTCGCGGGCAGATAGCTGCGACTGCGCGCGGGCGAGGTAGCGGCGCAGGTCTTCGGCCCACACTTGCCACTGGTTGCCGATGACCGGCGGAACTCTCACCGAAGGCCCCCCGGCTTCATGTCAAGGCGGGGGACGCCCACGCGCCAGTCGGCGGCCGTGCCGTTGATCCGCATGCGCACCTGCCGACCGGTGAAGCGCACGTCCGTCGGGTTGGCCATCGTGTAGGGGCCGTAGCTGCGCTCAACGTCATTGGGGTAGAACCGCGTCTTGAAGGTGGCGGTGACCTGACCCTGCGTCTTCTCGTCTGGGATCAACTTGGTGCAGACGGCGACGTTGTCACCGGCGCCAAGACTGATGGGGCCGCTTTCCGCAAAGATGCTGGCGCTCTCGTAAGAGGTGCCGGTCTCGTGGTTGTAGGCCTGACCCGTGGCATCAAGCCAGACCGGGGTGGTGAACACGCCGCGGTCGACGCCGGCCGTGCGCGACAGCGTGCCAATAGACCAGTGGTTCTCGAGGTAGTTGAAGGAGACGTAGCGGTCGCACTCAAGAGACCCGGCTGATGGGTAGAACCACCAGACCTCGGAGTGCTGCGCGTTGGACACGGCCCAGATGTGCGACCGGTAGCTGTTGTTCAGGTCGGTGAAGACGTAATCCACGACCTCGCAGGGCACCTCCTGCACGGCGCCGCCGGAGTAGACGAAGAACGACCCCAGCCCCATCCAGAACACGCCCTGATCCACGACGGCTGCCGCCTTGCGCGAGATGGTTCCGCAGGCAGACCCGACCCGCTCAAAGCCGTAGACGAAAGGCGGCCCCTGATAGGTGGCCGTGTGTGCGTCGATGTCCGTTAGGATCAACGTCTGGCCGCGCGTGCGCAGCGCCTGCATGATCTGACCGGAGGTCTGCAGTTCAAGGTCGCCCGCTTCATTGGTGGCCGCCGGTGTCCAGAGTTCGCGGTCCTCGCGATCCGACCACTGCACCTTGCGGGGGTTGCCGCCAGCCCCAAGGGCAAAAAGGAACCGCTCTTCGGTGACGATCAGGCCAAGGTTGCCGGTCGGCGCATTGGGGATGATGACCGCGTCGTTGAGCGTGTTCAGATCCCACGAATACAGGTCGCCGTCTGCGCTGGAGCAGGCAACCAGCTCCTCGCCCCAGTTGTCCAAGTCCCACGTCGTGGCTTCGGTGTAGCTGCCGACGTCAGGGCGCGGCGTGCCGTAGGCGTAGGAGCCATAGAGGCCGCCGCCGTAGCCGAGGTTCTGCGTGGCAGTCGCGTTGCCGGTCGTCAGGCCCGCTGGCGTGATGTCAGTGACCGTACCGGACTGCCCGAGGGCATACAGCTTGTCCCACATGCCCACCGCTATGTAGCGGTTGTTATTCAGGTCGCGCCAGACATGCGCCCCACGCGGCACCGCGTCGTTTAGATCAAAACGCGGCTCCCAGCCAGCGACTGGGCGCATCGTGCCATCCGCCCAGCGCACTAGCGAGGCGTCCCGCCAGCGCCCTGCGGCCTGCATGTCGGTGCCGTTTCGGTAAACGCCCGGCGGAAGCTGGAGGGGGACTAGGGGCATGGGTCAGGTCGCCGGGCTCTTGAGGCTGCGTTTGCTGTATTTTCTCATGGGTTACTTCCTCGTATCGCTCAGCGGAGCTCCGCCCACGACGTGATGGTCCCGCCGTTCCAGCGGTAATAACCGCCGTTGGGGATGACGGCAGACCCGTAGCTGGTCCCGCCCGAGTGGATGTTGTTTATATTAATCCACGTTGAACCGTTGTTTGAGACCTCGAACGGGGTAGCGTCCACGCCGTTCCATCCACCCGCGATAGATACGAAAATGGGCTTGCCTGTAGTGTTTTGATACGACGTGCCCACTGCGCGTCCCGACGACGCAAAATCCTGCCACGTCTGCCCCACCCCAATGCCTTGCGGCACCAACGCATCAATCGCCGCCTTCACCTTGGCCGGGCTGACGATGGTCTCGGTCGTGCCCGTGCCCGCCTCCCACGTGGCCTGCACCTGCGTGGTATTTGCAGCCTTGGCGTCCAGCTGGGTTTGAATGTTCGACGTCACGCCGTCAACGTAGTTCAGTTCCGCGGTGGTGGCCGTCACCCCGTCGAGGATGTTGAGCTCAGCCGCCGAAGCGGTCAGGGTGTTGTAATTCAGCAGGGTCCACGTGACGCCGTCCAGCAGATTGATCTCGGCGGTGCTGGCCGTAACGCCATCAAGGATATTCAACTCCGCTGCCGTCGAGGTCACGGCAACGCCGCCGACTTCCCAGCCGGTGGCGAGGTTCGGCGTGATGGACAGCGTCCCATCAAGCAAGTCATCCAACTTGTCGAGGTTGTTGTTGATCTCAGTGCCCCACGTGTTGTCGTCGCCGCCAACGGTGGGCTTGCTCAGGCTGTAGGTCGTCGTCGGTGTTGGCATCAGCTCAGTCCCTTGATTTTTAGGCTCATGTCGGTGCCCATATCTCTACAGAGGGTGCGGCGGGCGACCACAAGGGCGCATCGCGCCATGCCTC